TATTCTCCTATTGCATTCAGTCCTGGTAAAATTGCTGTAATTCATCCGGAACAAAAAGAATCTTTTTTGTTGTTGGTAAAAAACCATATTATAATCGAAAGTTTAAAGTTTAATGGTGCAAACCATAGTTGTTCTTTTAATTCAAATCCTATTTGGGGTACATATTTACAATTAAATAAGTAGCATATATAATTTAATGGATAACAAATATCATATCAATATTAATTTACCCGTTACTTTTATTCCATATAAAATGGAAATGCCGCTTGATGGAGAAGGTTCTCCTGCGCCAGAAATTCCAGTCGATAAAAAATTGTTAAATTTATCCTCAAAAGAATTTATAAATTGGTTAGATAGTTTAGATATTATCATAGGCAATGGAAGAATATTTACTAGTCCTCCACATAAACAATATAAATTACACATAGATGGTATAGATATTAATGAAGAACTAACTAAATTAAATTTTGTTTTCAATAGTACCGATACAATTATGACTTGGTACGAATTATTACCAGGAAAAGAAGGCAAAACTCATAAAAATACTTTAGGTGGTGATGTGATGTATTATGATCCTAATGAATGTAAAATATTAAAAAGAGCTCCTGTTAATTCGAATTGTTTAATTGCTGGTAATGTAATACATGATTTAACTAATGGTACAAATAATGGAGAGTATAGAAAATGTTATTCGATAACTCTAGTAAAAAAATCTACCGGTAAAAGATTAACTTGGAACGAAGCAGTAGAAATTTTTGAACCATATTTAATAGAGTAGTTTGATGATAGAAAATGTAGAATGTTATCAACTTGGTAAGTGTAAAGTTCCTGATGAGATGGTTAGTATTCTCTCGGATCCGTCATGGGAATTTGATAACTATTTTACCTGTAACTTTGGCCCGTCAACGATAGCTATAAACTTTTCGAAATATAATTCTTATTATAATAGTCGAATACCTACTGAATTGCCTAATAATTTAAAAGAAGTAAGAACTAAAGTAATAGAAGTATCTGAAAATATTATTACAGATTTAATGCCAAACCATACTATAATAAAAGGTGAGTTGTTTGGATTGAGGGGTTTAAAATCACAAAACGGATTAATTAATCCACATGGTCACCGTGATAGTAAAGTGATGCACCGATTTTCACATCGAATCCATATTCCATGTATAACTAATCCAGAAGCATATTTGGTTGTAAATGACCACGAATATCATCTTCCAGCCAATACCATTTGGGCCTTTGATAATATAACAAATTTACACTATTCTAAGAATATGGGCCAACAAATCAGATGGCATATTATTGTTGATGTTATTGAATCGAATAAACTCAAAGAGGTATTATCAACCATAACGGAAAATGAGTTTTATGGTTCTTGGCCCATTTGGTCAAAGGATCTAGCAAATTCACAGAAAATAATTGCATTGAGTTTAGAAAAAGAGATGCAACTACTGTCTGGTGAATGGGAAACTTAATTTAAAATGAATTCAAATATCATTATCTTGGCCAGCAGCCAACACACAAGAGTTTTCATTGAAAATTTCAATTAAAGTCCAAGTGCCGGTTTTTTTATTCTTAAACATCATAATGCTGCTTTTGTTTTTCATGACCATGTTATTCAGATGAAATACCAAACTTTCTTGGTATTGATTTTGAATAGTGAGTAGTAAACTTTCGGTAGAAAAACATTCCAACGGTTTGTAAGCTAATGATGCAAAGGTCAACAGAGGAAACATAATGAAAAAAGCAAATAATAGCCTTTTCATTTTAAACCTTTTAAGATTGTGGTATATAAGTATTTAGTGCTTTACATTTATATAAATCTATTATATAATGGTTCAATATGCGGGATTAGTTTAATGGTAAAACTGTAGGTTTCCAACCTTCCGTTATTGGTTCGATTCCAATATCCCGCTCCAATTAATTCCTCGGAGAAAAAATGAAAATTCTAGCATTTAAATTAATTACTGGTGAAGATGTCCTTGGTGAAATCGAATCGGAATCTGAAACTGAATTCGTAATTGAAAATCCTGTAGGTATCGCTGTAGTTCGTGGACCTGATGGTAAAACACCACAAGTCGGATTTGCACCATTCCCCATTCATGCTGAACAAAAATCTGGCGCAACTATTTGCCTTGCAAAGAAAAATGTAGTATACTCTTATGTTCCTGCTGAAGATTTTATTACCAATTACAATAGTATTTTTGGCTCAGGCATCGTAGTTCCACCAACAAAAACACTAATCACAGGTTAAATTGAGTTCTTTCTATACAAATGTTCAAGGTTTTGGTAACAACATACTTTATCGTGGCATACTGGATGGTAAAAGAGTAAAGCAGAGAATTGAATATTCTCCTTCTCTTTTTCTTCCTTCCAAAAAAGTAACTAAGTTTACCACACTAGAAGGTAATTACCTAGATCAAAAAATCTTTAGCAACATGCGTGATGCTAGAGATTACATCAAACAATTCCAAGGAGTTTCAAATGGTCCAACGATTTATGGCCAAACTCGATTTGAGTATGCTTTTATTGCAGATCAACATCAAGGCATGGTCGACTATGATCAAGAAAAAGTTCTCATTGCGGTAGTTGATATCGAGGTGGGTTCTGATAATGGATTTCCTAATCCTTACGAAGCCAATGAACCTATCACCGCTATTTGTATTAAGTATCTGCATGGTCAAACCTATGTGTTTGGTTGTGGAGATTATGTGGTTCAGGACAAAGAAATTTATGTGAAGTGTAAAGATGAACATTCTTTATGCCGACAATTCATGAGTTTATGGACAGATCGATGTCCTGATATCATTACTGGTTGGAACACCAAGTTCTTTGATATACCATACATCATCAATCGATTCAAACGAATTCTTGGTGAAGATGCAATGAAGAAGTTATCTCCGTGGAATTATGTTTCGGAACGTAAAACGATAATCATGGGTCGGCCACAAATTGCATATGATATTCTTGGTGTATCTGCACTAGATTATATTGAGTTGTATAAGTGGTATGCTCCTGGTGGAAAATCACAAGAATCATATAAGTTAGATGCAATCGCTCAGCTTGAGTTGGGTGAAGGTAAATTATCTTTTGATGAATATGATAATCTACATGAGTTGTATAAATTAAACTATCAAAAGTTTATTGAGTATAACATCAAGGACGTTGAGATTGTTGTTAAGTTGGAAGATAAACTAAAGTTATTGGAATTAGGTGTAACTTTGGCGTATGATACCAAATCAAATTATGATGATATCTTTGCGCAGACCAGAATGTGGGATGCCATGACGTATTCCTATTTGTTGGAAAAGAATATCATTGTTCCGCCTAGAGTTGTAAAAGAAAAAGATTCTGCTTTTGAAGGTGCATATGTTAAAGAAGTTCAAGTTGGCAAACATGATTGGATGGCCAGCTTTGATTTGAACTCACTTTATCCACATTTGATAATTCAATATAACATATCACCTGAAACAATTGTTGAACCTGAAGATTATCCTGATGAGGTGAGAAAAATCATTTCTTCAGGAGTATCTGTTGAAAAATTATTAGAAAAGAAAGTTGATTTGGATTGGCTTGCAAAAGAATCCAATATGACCATTACACCAAATGGCCAATTCTTTCGTACCGACATACAAGGTTTCTTACCCAAGATGATGGAAGAAATGTATGAAGATCGTAAGAAGTTTAAGAAGTTGATGTTACAAGCAAAACAAGAATATGAAAATGAAACTGATGATTCCAAGAAGTATGAGATTGAAAAACGAATTGCTCGTTATGACAATCTCCAGTTAGCAAAAAAAGTATCACTAAACTCCGCTTACGGTGCTTTGGGTTCGCAATACTTTAGGTTCTATGATTTGCGGATGGCTCTTGCCGTCACACTAGCTGGCCAATTTTCGATCCGATGGATTGAGGCCAAATTAAATTCATATATGAATAAATTATTGGATACTAAAAATGATGATTACGTTATTGCGAGTGATACTGATTCGATTTACTTATGCCTTGCGCCTCTTGTTACAAAAGTCTACGGTGCTCGAGTGGATGATCCAAACGTCATCATTAGGTTCATGGACAAAGTTTGTAATGATAAGATTCAACCGTTTATTGATGCTTCCTATCAAGAATTGGCCGACTATGTTGGAGCGTATGATCAAAAAATGCAGATGAAGCGTGAAGGATTATCTGATAAAGGTATTTGGACTGCCAAGAAGCGATATATTCTTAATGTGTATAACAATGAAGGTATTCAATATAAAGAACCTCAGATGAAGGTAATGGGCTTGGAGATGATTAAATCTTCCACTCCATCCGCT